AAAAAACGATTAAAAACAATTAAGAGTGATGCAGAGAGGCGCATATGGAAGTGGAAAACATTAAAATTGACGAATTAAAGCCATATAAGAACAATCCAAGACTTAACGATGACGCTGTGGAGTACGTTGCTGAATCAATTAAACAATTCGGATTTAAAGTACCGATAGTGATTGATAAAAACAATGTAATTGTGACTGGTCATACACGATTGAAAGCATCAAAGCAATTAGGACTTAAAGAAGTTCCGTGTATAAGAGCGGATGACTTAACAGAAGACCAGATAAAGGCTTTTAGAATTGCAGATAATAAAGTCGGAGAGATTGCCACGTGGGATAATTCAAAACTGCAAATTGAACTTGAAGACGTTGACATAGATATGACATCGTTCGGGTTAGAGATTGAACCGCTAGCAACGGACTACATCGAAGAACTGGATGACGGCGGTTTTTACGGTGATGAACGGTTAAGAACTAATAAGGCATACAATCTTGACTTGTTAAATTATGTTGATTTAGAAAATGATTTTTGGCAAATGCCAATAATTCAGAATGACCACTATATACCCGATGAATTAATCGGTTTCAACTATGCAAAATCAAGCAAAAATAAAAACACTGGTATACATTTTTATGTGGATGACTACCAGTTTGAAAGAGTTTGGAATTATCCTGAAAAATACCTTGATACATTGTTTGAATATGACTGTATTTTAACGCCCGATTTTTCGCTTTATATGGATATGCCAATGCCAATGAAGATTTGGAATATATATCGTTCAAGACAAATCGGGGCATATTATCAGAGTAGGGGAATTAAAGTAATTCCAACTATCAGTTGGGCAGAGGAAGAAACTTTTAAATTTTGTTTTAAGGGTATTCCTAAAGGTAGTATTGTTTCGATTAGTACCATAGGCGTTAAGCGAGATGAAGATGCTTTGAAGGTTTGGAAAGCTGGCGTTGATGAAATGATAAAGCAGATTGAACCGTCAGCAATTCTAATATATGGCGGTCAATTAGAATATGATTTTGGAAATATCAAAACAGTATATTTTGAAAATAAAGTAACAGAAAATTGGAAAGTTGTTGAAGAAAAGAAAGGAGACTAATATAATGGGAGGTAGAGGTGCAAGTGTTCCATCCGCAACGCCCGGTGGCGGTGGCGGTGGTGATTTGCTAATGGATGCAATGCCAGGCAATCCTAAAACATTAGCGGATGCACTAGGAAAACAAGGCAGACCTATGAGCATATCACGTGCAGTATTAGGCGCAAACCCTTTTTACAATAATCAATATGGTGATTACAGTATGAATTGTCAAAGGGTTGTTCAGACAACAGAGGCAAGATTTAGAGGATATGATGTAATAGCATCACCAACATATAAAGGTGACACAATGCCAAACCACGGAAATTGGGCAAAAGGATTTAAAGGTGCAAAGATTGAGAATGTCGGACACTTTACACCGAACGCAACGCAGAAAGCACTGGAAAGCAAGATGAAAAACTATGGTGATGGTTCACGTGCGGTTATGTCGGTTCAGTGGAAGGGCAGAAATTCAGGCGGTCACGTTATAAACGTAATTCAAAAGAACGGTAAAACCTATTATTACGATGGGCAAGTTGGCAAGACGTACAGCGGTAAAGATTTGTTTAAAGCAATCCAGACGAAAAAGACAGAAATAACAAGGGTTGATAATTTGGATTTTTCGGATAATGCTAGAAAGGCGTTTAGGCAGAATCCAAAGAAAAAATAAATAAAAAGGAGTGTTAATATGATTAGTTATGAAGATGCTTATAAGCGGGCAAAGATGTTAAAGCCTAACACAGATTCGTGTACAGAATATGAAAACGGTTATGTATTTGGCAGTAGCGAGGATGAAGGTTATGAAGGTGGGGCAGGTCACACAGCTTGCGTTATCCTTAAGAAAAATGGTAACGCAATCCCGATGAATGAATTTGTTATCGGTGGAACTGGTGAATACATTAAGGAATTTGATATTTAATAATTAAAAGGCATCCGCAAGGGTGCTTTTTTACTGCCATAAAAATTGAATGAAGAAAGAGGTGAGAATATGGCAAAGAAAATAAGTTTGCAGGAGCAAGCAGAGGAAATAATCAGAATCGCAGAAGAAAGCGGTGTGCAATCAAATTTTTTCTTTTTAACCACATTTAAGCGTTATCAAGTACAGCTAAACATATTAACAGAACTTGAAAAGGCTATGAAGGATGAAGGGATGCTTGTATCAAAGGAATATGTCAAAGGGCGTAAAAATCTTTACACGAACCCAGCCGTTGCAGAGTATAACAAAACAACAGATTCAGCAAACAAGACCGTTTCAACCCTTATGAGAATTATTAAAGGGTTCAATGTTGAAGAGCAGGCAGAACCGGAGGAAGACCCATTAATGAAAATAATCAATGGAAGTGGTTCAAATGAATAAGGCGTATGAATTTTGCAAACGGTCAGTCAATCAAAAGACTACACCAAAATACGTACGTTTGCAAATGAAAGAATTTATGCGAATCTGTGAGGGCAAGGACAAGAAATATATAATCAGCGAAAAGAAATTGAATCAAGTTGAAAATGTATTGAAAATCTTAAATATGCCTAAAGGATTGAAAGCAGGACAGCCATTATATAACTGCACTTGTGGTTATCAATGGCTGTTTTATATTGCAATTTTATGTACGGTGTATCGTGAGAATGAGGACAAGCGAAGATATGAGACTGGAATATTAGAGATATGTCGAAAAAACTTTAAAACTTACACAATAGCAACAATATTTATTTTGCTGTTTTTGACAGAGCCTAACTTTTCAAAGTTTTACAGTGTCGCACCAGATGGTTCGTTATCAAGAGAAATCAGAGAGGCAATATCTGAAACAATTAGGTCAAGTCCGCTAGTGTATGAATACAAAGATAGTAAGAGATTTAAGATTTTACGTGATTATATAATGTTCAAGCCGACACAAACGCAATATATACCGTTATCATATTCAACATCAAGAATGGATGGTAAATTGCCGAACGCTTTTTGTGCAGATGAAGTCGGGGCGTTACCAGTATCTTATCCTATTGAGGCTATGAGGTCGGGGCAATTGAATATTTTGAATAAATTAGGCTTTATCATTTCAACTAAATACCCGACAATAGACAACCCTTTTGAAGATGAAGTTAATTATTCCAAAAAGGTGTTAGACGGACTGGAAAAAGACGAAACAAGGTTTTCGTTACTATACGAGCCGGACAACAGTAAGAACTGGGAAACAGACGATTTGATTTTACAACAAGCTAATCCAGTAGCATTAGAGATTCCCGAAATATGGGAAGATTTATTAAAGAAAAGAGCCTATGCGATAGCCGTAGAAAGTGCAAGAGAAAACTTTGTAACAAAGCACTGCAACATTATTTATCAAGGCGTTGGAACAGAAACGTATATTGACGTTAAAGACGTACAAGAGTGTAAAGTTGCCAACATAGACTGGAACGGTCGAGTTGTTTATATCGGACTTGACTTATCAGAAACAGACGATAACACATCCGTTGCAATGGTAAGCGTTGACGATGACAATAATATACTTGCTGAATCATTTGCATTTATTCCTAGTGGAAGAATTGAAGAAAAGACAGCAAGAGAAAAAGTCAATTATAGAGAACTGATTAAAACCGAAAAAGTTATTGTTTGCGGTGACAGAACGATAGATTATTCAGTTGTTGAAGATTTTATATTGAGACTAGAAGAACGATTTAACGTTCAAATTCAAGCAATTGGATATGATAGGTGGAATTGTCTATCTACAGCACAAAAACTTGAAAATGAAGGCTTTAATATGGTTGAGGTAAGGCAACATTCAAGTGTGTTGCATCCTCCGACAAAACTTTTGAAAGAAAAAATACTTTCAAAAGAGTTTGCATATGAGCATAACAAACTTTTAGAAATTAATTTTCAAAATGCAAGATGTGTTTATGACACAAATAAAAATCAATATGTAAACAAGAAAAAATCAAAAGGCAAAGTTGATATGGTTGTAAGCCTTATAAATGCAACTTACCTATTACAACAAGATTATTTCTTGAATCAATCAGATTTTACTATCCAAGTTATTTAGAATCCGCAAGGGTTCTTTTTTTATTAACAAAGGAAGGAGGTTAACCAATGGGATTGAGAGACTTTTTTCAAAGAGGAACAGAGATTGAACCAACAGTTGATGACGTTCTTTTAAGGGCATTGTTAAGCGGTGAAACAATCACCAGAGAAAAGGCGTTGACGTTGCCAGCGGTAAGCGGTGCGGTTGATTTCATATGTAACTGTGTAGCTTGTATGCCAGTAAAACTATACAAGACCAAACAAGGCAAGGTTGAAGAGGTCGAAAATGACGTACGAACAAAACTGCTAAACGGTGACACTGGTGATACGCTGGACGCTTTTCAATTAAAGAAGGCAATGGTTGAAGATTACCTATTAGGTAAAGGTGGATATGCCTATATACAGAAATCAAGAAACGATGTAACTGGGATTTTTTATGTTGAAGAAAAAAACATAACCATTATGAAGAACACCGAACCGATATATAAGGAATTTTCAATAATGGTGCAGGGTGGTGAATATAAGGCTTATGAATTTATCAAACTATTGCGAAATACCAAAGACGGAGCAAGCGGAATAGGCTTGACAGTTGAAGTAGCTAAGGCATTAGAAACGGCATATCAGACATTGTTATATCAGTTGAACCTTGTGAAGACTGGTGGCAACAAAAAAGGCTTTTTGAAGTCACAAAAAAGGTTAGGACAAGGAGAAATTGACACTTTAAAAAGTGCGTGGAAAGAGATGTATGCCAACAATGAGGAAAACGTTGTTGTTTTAAATAACGGATTGGAATTTCAAGAGGCTAGTAATTCATCTGTTGAGATGCAGTTGAACGAATCGAAGAATACCTTGAAAGATGAAATAAATAATTTATTCCACATCAAGGACGATTTTGAACTCACATTCAAAGAGGCAATATTCCCGATTATCAAGGCTTTTGAAACTGCCTTAAACCGTGATTTATTGCTAGAAAAAGAGAAAAAGAATTATTTCTTTGAATTTGACACTAAAGAGATAACAAAGGCATCCATTACAGAGCGTTACAACGCTTACAAAGTAGCAAAAGAAACTGGATTCATAACACTTAATGAAATCCGTAAACAAGAGAACATGAACTACGTTGAAGGACTAGACGTTATCAACGTGGGATTGAGTGCGGTTCTTTATGACACAGTAACACACCAATATTATACGCCAAACACTGGCGAGCAAGCAACATTAGAAGGAGGTGCAGATAATGCAGATACGATTATTGAATGACAGCGTTGAAGTAGAAGGCTACGTGAACGCTGTCGAACGAAAAAGCAAACCGCTTAAAACAAAAATAGGCGAGTTTGTAGAGCGAATCTGTAAAGGGGCGTTTCAACGTGCGTTAGAACGCAATGATAACGTTCGCCTATTACTCAATCACGATTGGGGTAAGGATTTAGGTGGAACTAAAGACGGAAACGTGGAACTTACAGAGGATAACATCGGACTAAAGGTAAGGGCAACAATCACAGATGCAGACGTTGTAAAAAAAGCACGTAACGGTGACTTAGTTGGTTGGTCTTTCGGATTCCTTGACAGAGATGTAGACAAACACGAAGAAAACGGAATCCTTACAAGAGATGTTAAAGACCTGGACTTGAAAGAAATTTCAATCCTAGACAGAACTAGAACACCAGCTTATGACGGAACACTCGTAACCGTCAGAGCAGAGGAAGACCTATATCACGGAGAGGCATTTCTTGATGATATAGAGATACGAGATTACACAGTGCCTAAACAGCAGAATGTTGAAAAAATAGATTACAGTGCGTATGACGCACTTATTCAGAGTTTAAAGGAGGAAAAGTAAATGAAGGAATTAATCGAAAAGAAGAACGATTTAATCACAAGAGCTGAAAAGGTTCTAGCAGTAGCCAAAGAGGAAAAGCGTGAGCTCACACCAGAAGAGGCACAGGAACTCAAAGAAATCAAAGCCAAAGTAGATATGATAGCCGAAACAATCAAGCTAGATGAAGATGTCAAGGAAATGGCTAAAGAAGATATGGAAAAGAAAGAAGATTACACACCAACAGAGGAAGGTGAAAAAATGAAGAAAGAAGAGACAAACAACGTAGCGCAGGAAACTAGAGCGTTCGAAAATTACATCAGAGGATATGTTGTAAATGAACGTGCTGGTGAATTAACAAAGGCAGATAATGGGGCAGTTATCCCAACATCTATCGCAAACAAGATTATCAAAAAGGTATATGACATTTGCCCTATTTTAGAGCAGTCAACAAAGTACAACGTAAAAGGTAATTTAGATTTACCATATTACGATGCTGATACAAGCAATATTACAGTTGCTTACCAGTCAGAATTTGTGGCAATGTCATCATCTAACGGCAACTTCAAATCTATTAGATTAACTGGTTTCCTTGCTGGTGCATTAAGTAAAATTTCACGTTCATTAATCAACAATTCACAGTTCAATATTGTTGATTTCGTTGTCGATGAAATGGCAAACGCAATCAAGAGATTTATCGAAAAGGAATTACTTGTTGGCACACCAGACAAGGTAGAAGGACTTTCAACATTAACAAACAAGGTTGAAACAGCATCCGCAACAGCAATTACAGCGGACGAAATCATCAAGCTGCAGGATTCTATCAAGGACGAGTTCCAGAGCGGTGCAATTTGGATTATGTCTTCAAAGACACGTACAGCTTTAAGACTTCTTAAAGATGCAAACGAACGTTATTTATTGCAGGATGACATTAACGCTACATTCGGTAAGACATTATTAGGCAAGCCGGTATATGTATCTGATAATATGCCAGAAATTGGAGCAGGTAACACAGCAATTTACTACGGAGATATGAAAGGACTTGCAACAAAGTTCAATGAAGAAATCAACGTTGAAGTTTTACGTGAGAAATACGCAGATGAACACGCTGTCGGCGTTATTGGATGGTTTGAATTCGATTCAAAGGTTGAAGATGCGCAGAAGTTAGCAAAACTTGTATGCAAGTCAGCATAAGAGGTGAATTATGTATAAAGCATTAGTTTCATTCAGCGGAATCGTATCAATGGCAAAGGGCGAAGTTGGGGAAATCCCCGACAAATCCGTTGCTAAAGATTTGTTAGATGCTGGATATATCGAAGAGGTAAAGAAAAAGCCAGTTAAAAAGGCTGAAAAATAGCAAGTGTGTTGTTTAGGCAACTCCATATAAAGGAGGCAACATATGAAAGAAATAACAAAAGTAAGTGAGATTACATATCAAGACGTAGCTGATTATTGCAGACTTGATGAACTCACACAAGACGACATTAACACAATCAATAATCTTATATTAATTGCGAAAACGTTTATAAAAAATCATACAGGAAGGACAGAGGAAGAGATAGACAGCTATCAAGATTTTGTTATTGTACTGTTCGTATTAGTTCAAGATATGTGGGACAACCGCACTCTGTACGTTGACAATACAAATCTTAATTATGTGGTTGATTCTATTTTGAATATGCACTCTGTTAATCTACTATGACGAACGCAGGCAAGTACAACAAAAAAATCAAAATATACAAGGTGAAAATGGTTGAGGATTCAGACGGATTTCAGACCAAACAAAAAAACGTTGTATTAGAGCCGTATGCATCCGTTAAGACAACGAGAGGCTACACTCTGATTAAGAATGGAAGTGACTTTGAACAAGCATTTACCAACTTTACAATCAGATTCCCGAAGACGGAAATTAACAGAGATATGTTGATAGATTACAAGGGCAAGACGTACACAATCGAATATCTGAACGATATTGACGAAGAAGGCGTTGAGCTTGAAATTCAAGCAAAAGAGGTTACGCATTAATGGCTAAATTCGTGATGGAATTACCAGAAGACATTTTGAAAGATTTTCAGAAAATTAATTCTGAATCGGAAAAAATTCTGGGAGAAATGACAAAGGCAGGAGCGGAGGTTGTTATGAATAACATAAGAGTAAACGCCCCATCATCAATCAAGAGTTCTGAAATGATGAATTGTCTTAAAATGACTAAAACATATCGCACATCGTCAGACGGTGGCATTAATACAAAAGTTGGATTTTACGGATATTTCGATAATAAAAACGGAGTAAAGACACCAGCACCCCTTGTTGCGAATGTCTTTGAATATGGCACAACCAAAGTGGTTAAAAAGCCATTTTTCAGACGCTCATTTAAAAAATCACAAATCGAAAAAGCAATGCTGGAAGCACAAAAAAGAGCAAGTGGAGGTTTACTTGAATGAACGAATTAATTAAAAAGATATTCACAGATTTTGAAGTGGACGGCGTGAAAATTCCAGTTAAATTTTTGAAATATGAAGGACACGATGAACCATATATCACTTATCAGCAAGTAGATATTGACGGTTCATTAAGTGGTGATGATGAATTAATCGGTTACGTTGAATATTATGATTTCGATGTTTATTCAAAAGGCAATTATATAAAGATTATTGAACAATTAAAGAAACTATTAAAAAAAAATGGTTTTGTTTGGCAACCTTCAAAATCAAGTACAGATATGTATGAAGATGATATGGGTTACTATCACAAGACCTTAAATTTTGCAATTTTTAAGGAGGAATAATAATGGCAAAAATTGGATTGAGCAACTTTAGGTATGCAAAGTTAACAGAGTCAGAGGATGGCACAGCATCTTATGATGGAGCAAAAACACCAGCAAAGGCTATTTCGTGCAAGGTTGACATTTCCAGCAATGAAGCCTCGTTATACGCTGATGATGCACTTGCAGAAAGTGATACATCATTTAATAACGGTACGGTTTCACTTGGAATTGATGAAGATGATGACAAAATGATGGCTGATTTATTAGGTCATACTATTTCAGAAGAGGGCGAAATGGTAAGAAATGCAGAAGATACGCCACCATATGTAGGATTCGGAAGAATTTTAACAAAAATGGTTAACGGTGTCCGCAAATATAAGGTTGAATTTTTATGTAAAGTAAAGTTTAAAGAACCATCACAAGAAGATGATACTAAAGGTGAGAAGTTGGAATTTAAGACACCAACACTCGAAGGCGTTATTTCAACGCTTGCTAATGGAGAATGGTCAAAGACACAGACATTTGCAACAAAGGCAGAAGCTGTTACATATCTTGAAGGTTTAATGGCAAAAGCGTAAAGCAGAGGGGGGGCGGTTTATCCGTTCCCTTTTATTTATAAATTGGAGGAAAATTAAATGAATGATGTAAATGGAAAAATCCAATATAGAGACAAAGAATATAAGATTGTTTTCAATTTAAACGTTATGGAGGCAATTCAAGAAGAATACGGAACGCTTGACGAATGGGGAGCATTAACAGATGGAACAAACAATAATGGTGAGCCAAACGCAAAGGCGGTTATTTTCGGTTTTACCCAGATGCTTAATGAAGGTATTGAGATTGACAACGAGGATAACGGCACAGACACTAAGCCTTTAACATTAAAACAAGTAGGACGAATCATTACAGAGTTCGGACTTGTGAATGCAACACAAGTAATGAATGAAACTGTTGTTGATAGCACAAAAGATGAAGAAAAAAACGCATAATCCACGATGAAGAATCACCAGTCATTGACTTCACGTGGTTTTATTTTATAGGAAAAACAAAATTAAATTTAACATTCAAAGAGACTGGAAGATTGACGGTGGTTACATTCAATAAATTGTACGACCACTATAAAAATAACTGGGATTTAGAAATGAAACTTCGTAATGCAAATATGACATATGAGGAGGCTTACAAGAAATCCCAGGAAGATGAAGAATGGTTATAAGGAGGTGTAAATATGGCAGGATTCGGTGGTTCAGTCAAGTTGACTGGTGAAAGTGAATATCGAAAAGCGTTGACGCAAATAACACAGAATTTAAAAGTTGTTAGTGCACAAATGAAAGCTACATCCAGCGGTTTTGATTCGGGCGAAAAGTCAATGAAAGACCTTGAAAACGAATCAAAGACGTTGAGCAAGTCGCTTGAAAGCCAAAAGTCGGCATTATCAACGCTTAAATCACAATTATCAACTATGTCCGCTGAATACTCTAAAAACGAGGCATCTCATAAGAAATTAGTATCACAATATGACGCTGAAAAGGCAAAACTTGAACAAATCAAGTCAACGCTGGGAACGTCATCTGATGAATACAAGAATCAAGAAAAAGTTGTAACTGAATTAGGGCAAGAAGTCACAAAAAGTGCTAAATCATATGACGCACAAGGTAAGGCGTTGAACAATATGAAGATAAAAACAGCCAACGCAGAGACTACTTGCAATCAGACAGCAAAAGCACTTGACAGTTTAGGCAAAGAGGCAGAAGAGGCAGGCAAGCAGGCGAAAAGTGGTGGAGATGGTTTCACCGTATTCAAAGGCATTGTTGCTAACCTTGCATCATCAGCTATTACAAGTGCAGTTAGTGGCTTGAAGAATTTAGGCGGTGCGTGTCTTAATGTCGGCAATCAAGCACTAGATGGATATGCACAGATGGAACAGTTAGAAGGCGGTGTTAAAAAGATATTCGGTAACGATTTGGCAAAAGAGGTTGAGGCAAACGCTGATAAGGCTTTTAAGACTGCTGGAATGAGTGCCAATGAGTATATGGACACGGTCACAGGCTTTTCGGCTACACTGTTGCAAGGTTTAGGCAAAGACACGTCAAAATCAGCACAGTACGCAGATACAGCAATCAGAAATATGGCTGATAATGCGAATACATTCGGTACAGATATGCAGTCAATTCAAAATGCTTATCAAGGTTTTGCAAAAGGCAACTTCTCAATGCTTGATAATCTTAAGCTGGGATATGGAGGAACGCAGGAAGAAATGGCAAGACTTGTCAATGAAAGCGGTGTTTTAGGTGATTCAATGGAGGTCACAGCTAAAACAGTTAAGGACGTTCCGTTTCATAAGATGATTGAAGCGATTGACAAGACGCAAGAGCGAATGGGCATTATGGGAACAACTACCAAAGAGGCAAGCGGAACTATTGAAGGTTCTACTGGTTCAATGAAATCAGCGTGGAAGAATTTATTAACCGGAATGGCTGATGAAAACGCTGACTTCGGGACGCTGGTTCAGAACTTTTTAGGAACATTGATAACAGAAGATGGCAAAGGTGGAGTTATCGGAACAATAGTTCCTAGAATTTCACAGGTCATAACTGGACTTGCTAACACAATGGCAGATATGTTACCTAAATTAATACAACAGATTGTTCCAATTATTCAAGAGAATTTGCCAATAATTATTGATGCATTAAGTCAAGCATTAACAACTGTTGCTGGCGTATTGCCTCAAATATTGCCAGTTATAGCGGAATTGATACCACAGATTGTCAATACTCTAATAGGGTTATTGCCACAGATTATACAAGCTGGAATATCCTTACTGTTGGGATTGATTCAAGGTATAACGGACGCTATTCCACAATTAACGGCAATGTTGCCGAATGTTATTACAAGCATAGTAACAACGCTAATTACTGCATTACCGCAGATTTTAGATGCTGGTATTAAATTGTTGCTTGCACTTGCAGACGGTATTATTAATGCAATCCCTAAATTAGTTAAAAAAATGCCGAAAATCATTAACAGTATGATAGATAAATTATTTTCTATGATACCTAAAATAATCAATGCTGGTGTTAAATTGCTTGTATCATTGGTGGATAATATGCCAAAAATTATTGATGGCATAGTCAAAGCATTACCGAAATTAATTACTGGATTGATTAATGGATTAACTGATAATTTACCTAAAATAATCAATGCTGGTGTTAAATTATTTGTTGCATTAGTGGAAAATACACCGAAAATCATTTCAGAAATCGTAAAAGCGATTCCTAAAATTATAAAAGCCATTGTTAAAGGCTTCGCGGATTCAGCACCGAAAATGGCAAAAGCTGGACTAGATTTAATTAAAGGATTGTGGAACGGTATTAATGACGCTACAGCTTGGATATTAGATAAAATTAAAGGATTCGGTAAAAAAGTTCTTAAAGGTTTAAAAGATTTCTTTGGAATTAAATCACCATCCAAAGTAATGCGTGATGAAGTCGGAAAATACCTTGCACAAGGTGTAGTCGAAGGTGTCAAGAAGGAAGAAAGTAATACAATCAAGGAATTGAACAAATCAGCCAGCAAGACACTTAAAGAATACTATAATAAGCGTGCAGAATTGCAAAAGAAATTAACAAAGGCAGAAACCGAAAAGCAAAAAGAATCAATTCAAAAACAGATTGATAATGTTAATAAACAGATTGAAAAAGCACAAGGCAATTCTAATGACAAAGTGGCTAAACTTCAAAGCGAACTTACTAAAAAGATTGTGTCAGAGGCTAAATCAAGAGCAAGTGAATTGAAGAAAAACAACAAAATGACAGAGACACAAGAAATTCTCTACTGGAAAAAGATTGTAAGCGAATGTAAGAAAGGCACAAAGGCTTACAAGACAGCATCGTCATTACTTGCAACAGCCAAAAACTCTTTAAAGGAAGATGTTAATAAGGTGACGCAGACTTACACATCTGATTTCAAGAAAATCAATGATGAATTAAAAGAAAACATTGAAGAATTACAGAATACTTACAAGCAGACAATTGCAAGCAGACAACAAGAGATTCTAAAATCACTTAATCTGTTTGATTCAGCCAAAATTGATGAAGGAAAAAGTAAGGAAACTTTAACAAGTAACTTGAAATCACAAGTTGATGCACTTACAGAATGGGAAAGCACACTTGCCAGCCTAAAAGGTAAGATAAGCGATGATAATTTGTATACAGAACTTGAAGATATGGGCGTATCGTCACTTGAAACACTTAAGAGCATTAACTCTATGAGTGATACAGAATTGAGCGAATACGTGAAACTTTATCAGCAGAAAAAACAGCTTGCAAAACAGCAGGCAGAAACAGAAAATGCAGAACTTAAAAAACAGACTGATAAAGAAATTTTGGAATTGCAGGAAAAAGCACAGAAACAAATCAAGGCACTTTCAAATTCATACGAAAAAGACTTGAAAGCACTGGGCGTTACGGTCAAGAAGAAATCAAAGCCAGTTGGGAAAGCCATTGCAGACGGAATGAAAGAAGGATTGCAAACTGGAATGAAAACATTTAACAAATCGTTAAAGTCAGACATTCAAGACGCTGTAAAGGTCATCAAAAAAGAACTCAAAATCAAATCACCGTCAAGGGTGATGCGTGACGAGGTCGGAAAAAATATGGCATTGGGTATCGGTGTAGGATTTTCCGATGAAATGAAGGCAGTTACACAGCAGATGCAAGATTCAGTACCGAAAACTTTTGACACGTCAACAACAAGCAACAGCATGCAGAAACCATATAACAATATGGTTGGAGCGTTCAAAGAGGCGTTAAGTCAAATGACAGTTGAACTTGACGACGATAAAGTTGGTAGATTCGTTGTTAAGACGGTTACTAGAGAGATTTATGCATAGGAGGTATTTATGAGACCATACATAGTTATAAATGGCAAGGATTCAAGAAGTATAGAGGGGTTGCTTATTTGCTCTACCCCCTCTATAAGAAAACCTTTAAAAAGGTCAAATATAGAAGAAATAGACGGAGTAGACGGCGACATTATAACGATACTAGGCTACTCAGCTTACGACAAGAGCTTTGATATAGGCTTAACTAAAGACTATGACATAGACGAGGTAATAGAGTACTTTAATACGTCGGGTACTGTTATTTTTTCAAACGAACCCGATAAATATTATAACTTTAATTTGTTGGAGGCTATAGACTTTGAGAAGTTAATTAGATTTAAAACGGCAACCGTAACAATGCACGTACAGCCATTTAAATATTCAGCTATTGAGTCCGAAAGAAAGTTTACTTTTAAAGATACTGAGGGTAGCTTTAAGATAAAAAATGCTGGAAACATTGAAAGTAAACCACTTATTACGCTAGAGGGTAGCGGAGCTATTAACTTGTATCTTAATGGCGTAGAGGTATTAGCTGTACAGCTTGATACAAGCTCTAGCAGTATAACTATAGATGTAAACTCTATGAACGCTTACAGCCCTACAAGCGGAGCTTTTCTTAATCGCTATGTAATAGGAGATTATAACGACTTAATGCTTAAGGTCGGACAAAATACTATAGCTTTTACTGGAAATGTAACAAATATATCAATTAAGCATTACTCACGCTGGCTATAAGGAGGTAATATATGATAATTAACAAAGTTAACGAATTAAATATTAAAATGGTAAAAGGCGACTCTTTATCGTTTACAGTCCAGATAGAGGGCTTAAAGGTTGATTTAGATACAGCTTATTTTACTGTTAAAAATAACGAGGGAGATTTAAGCCCTCTATTACAAAAAAGTTTAAAAAACGGTATAACAAAAGTAGATACTGATAAGTATTTAGTAATGATAACTCCTAGAGATACTAAGTATTTAGAGGATAAATCATATTTTTATGATTTAGAGATACGTATAGGAGACTCAGTCCATACTATAGTTAAAGGCTTATTTAAACTAGTTAACGATATAACTACTAATTAAGGAGGTACGAATATGAAAGTAAATATAGTTTTTGATAGTGAAAACCAGCGTTATAAAATCTATAACGGCGATACAGTTATTAACGCAAATGAGTTAACTATTAACGAGATACCTATAGACTCTGAGCTATCAGCTTTTAGTGCTAACGCTGTAGAGAATAAGGTAGTAAAAGAGGCTATAGACGCAAATATAAAAGTTCTTGATACATTTAATGCTAGAATAAACGAGAGTATAAATAAAGGTAGTAGTACTATAGCTGGTAATGATTTTAATTGGATCTGGACTATGAATGTAGGTACATCAAACAACTTTAAGCTAGCACCTAACACAGTTTGTTTTATAGCTATCCCTAATAATTGTGATTGTATTGTTTTGCTTAATGATGGCTATATTTATGATTTTGGTAGTGGCACAGCTACAGAGTCTCAAGTAGGCTTATTTGTTACTGATTCTAATATTACAGATAATGATAATTTTACTCTATCTATTAGACTTTACGAGGGGGGGACTAAAGATTTAGTAGAGGCTAATACTACTGTAGTTAAAGTAGACTATCCTAACGAGCTTAAAGACATAAGAGTAGACTATTTTGGTTTTACGCATACAACAGCTGGAGACTCTGTACGCTCTATTATGGAAACTATTAAAACTGGCAGAGTTTATTTTAATAAATTTTTAAATTGGGCTAAAGTTTTAGACACTATTAGAACTTTACACACTATTATTTTACCAGCTCATACAGATATACAAGTAGTACTACCTAGCTCTTGTATATTAACATATTATAGCGGAGGTACAGAGTTAGGAGCTGTCGGAGACTTTGAAAGTGAAGAAACTCAAGTATGGAGTTTTAACACAAAAGATAATACAGATTTTTCTTTTGCTTTTTCAATTAGTCCGTCTACAAGTGTACCCGATTACCATATTAAATTAGACGACTTACAACTATATTACGAGCTGGACGCAAGGTTTTATAATATAATGGCTGATAAAGTAGCTAAAGCACTAAGCGAGGCTTTAAAAACTCTTAGCGAGGCTACAATCAATAATATTCACAATCTTAACAATGTTACAAATACAAACATTGATAACCTTAACTCTGTTGCTAATACTGGTATTGATAATATTAATAAGAGCGCTAGTAATGCATTAAAAGTTATCGGAGATAATAAAACGGTAGCGCTTAATGATATAGCAAAACGTGAGGGCGTAGCTATAAGTAATATAGCAGAACGTGAGGGCAAAGCTATAAATAATATGGCTACTCAAGAAAGTACTTTAGCTGGCAATCTTAATACAGACGCTAATAATCATATCAAAAATATAAATGCTTTAGCTCAGCAAAAAATGGCAGAACTGCAAAACTTAAGTTACACTTTTTTAAAAACTGTAACTTTATCATCAGCAAGTACTAGCCTTATTTCTTTAAATGATAGTGAATTAGATGGCACAAACGAGCTACTTATCTACATTGATGGAGATATAAACTCTACTGGTGGAGCTATAAAACTTACAGTTAATGAAGAGGTGTTAAGCGTAAACTTTCAAACTTTTGAATTACACGCTTGTATAAGACTTAAAAAAGTAATAGTAGATAGAGGTACTTATTGGACAATCGAAATGAATAGCGGTTATAGTGCTAATTATCTTAAGAAGTATGACTCTTTAGTTAGTTTAGATGTATCAAGTATATCACTAGTAGAATATAAGGCTGGAACAAAAGTAACTGTATTAAAAAGATAAAACTTTTAATTAAAAAAGGGGCTATTATACAGCCCTTTTTTAGAAAAGAGGTAAAGTATGATTAAAATATTTAACCCAACAGACACAGTATTTAAAAGCAACGGCGAGATTGTTCTAAAGCCTATTAAGGCTAAAGTAAAAAAAGAAGATAACGATGCTTATTACCTTGATTTAGAGGCAGGGATTGAATATGCAGAGCATTTAGTTGAAGGTAACATAATCGTTGCTAATACTCCACAAGGTGAGCAGGCGTTCAGAGTTTCAAATCCATCGAAAACAAGAACAAAGGTAAAGGTTAAGGCTTACCACGTTTTTTATGATTCGAAAAATTATCTTATAGAGGATTCCTATGTTGTGGATAAGAATTGCAACGATGCCCTAGACCATCTAAACAGTGCCACAGAGCCACAAAGCCCATTCACAACGATTTCTGACATTGCAACGGTCAATTCGTTTCGTTGCGTAAGAAATTCACTATATGAGGCAATATCGACCATCCTAGAACGCTGGGGCGGTCATTTGGTTAGGGATAATTTCACGATAGGCATAAAGTCAACCATCGGGAAGGATAACGGCGTAACGATTCAGTACAAAAAGAATCTAAAAGAGATTGATTGTGAAGAGAACTGGGATAATGTTGTCACTAAACTATTACCAGTCGGTAAAGATGGGTTATTATTGCCCGAAAAATACGTTACCAGTGAAACACAATACGCCATTCCATACACCAAAACAGTATCATTCAATCAAGACTTATCCAAAGAGGATTATACAAGTGATGAAGATTATAACAAGGCGTTGATTTTGGATTTACGCCAGCAGGCGCAAAAATACGTTGACACTAATTGCGTTCCACAAGTCAATTACACGCTAAAAGCTAATATTGAAAAGATAACGGACGTTGGAGACACTATCCACGTTATAGATAGCCGTTTAGGACTTAATTTATTAACCAATATTATATCTTTTGAATACGATTGCATACAAAGAAAATACACACAGATAGAGTTTGGCAATTCTAAGCAGACTTTAACTGGATTTGTGTCAAACATAGCAGATACAACAAAAAAAGTGGTTGGAGAACAGACCGCCTCGGTGCAAGCAACATTAAATGATAATGTTCAAACAGAAACAAACAAAATTTGGAGCGTTCTGGGTGATTCATATGTGATTTATGAAGGCGATAAGATTCTCGTTGTTGATAAACTGCCAAAAGAGACAGCAACAAACGTTATTATGATTAATAATGGTGGAATTTCTTTTTCACAAACTGGAATAAATGGAACGTTTAACAGTGCGTGGACTATTGACGGCACGTTAAATTTGAAAGCAATAAACGTTATTAATCTTGAAAAAGATGTTATGACTAGGGGTTTAGAAGCAGATATAACCAGCATAAAAGCATCAGCTTATACAATGATTCCGTTAAACTTAGATAAGTCAGTCGGTAGCAGATTGGTGACATCAGATGATGGAGGAATATTAATAGGCGAAAACGTAAGTAAGATACTTGTTTCCGGAAGAATGTCAATGCAGGTAACAAGTGCAGGAAAAAGGCACTTGCAGATAATTAAAAACACAAGGGCAAGTGTTAATATTTTAGCGTGGAATTGTATTTCATTTACAGCAAGTTCAGAAGATAGTGTTGTTTTAACTCCAATAATAGCAGACGTTCAGCCGGGCGATATAATTTATTTATTTTATTACACAACAGATTCAACAGATGAAATAAAAGGTGACACTTATGGTTCAAAAACGTCATTAACAGTAGAAGTTATACAGTAGAGAAAGGGCAAAATATGGAAGTAATTATATCAGCAGGAATAACCGGAATAGTAACAATGGCGGTTTGTGTAATCAACAATCACTATCAGTCAAATTTGACACGCAACTTAATAGAATACAAGATTGAGGAATTGAGCAAGCGTGTAGACAAACATAATAGCGTGATAGAACGCGTTTATAAATTAGAACAAGATGAAGCGGTGATTGAAGAACAAATCAAGGTTGCTAATTATAGAATAGAGGACTTGGAACAAAAATAAAAGTGGTATATGATATATTTTAACTTGCTTTAATGATTTCCTTGATATTTTTTAATATTTGCAAACTAAATGAAAAATTTGTATTATAATGAACAAAAAAATAGGAGGATTCATTATGAAGTATGTTGTTTTGCAGGTTGTCTTGAAAGAAAAACTCATTCACACTGGTTCAGGTAATCTCAAAGAACTGGAAAAAGTAATCAATGAGCAAGCCGAAAAAGGTTACAGATTACATACTATAACAACCACGTCTAGCGGTAGTAAAGGACTTATGGGTGGCGATAGGATTCAAGCAACTATGGTATTTGAACAAATCTAAAAAAAGAGGGTGAAAACCCTCTTTTCTTATCCGTTATCATCTTGGTACAATCGAGATAGTCCCCTCAAGATGTCGGATATTAACGTAATGTAATATCCAGCTTGAAAGGGTAGTTATGCCAACACAACTTATGCGGATAATCAATGCCCATCTCTTTTGCAAGTGCCTTTGTTAACTGGATGGGTTTTTCTCTGTCATAAGTGATTTTTTCTATAATTTCTTTTAAATATTTGTTTTTCATTCCTGCTGAAACGTTCGGGTCCTTTAACATTTCAACAGCATCAGTAAATTTCATAATCTTGTTTTCATAGTCTACTGGTTCGGGTGTAGAGTGTGAAGCTTTGTAAAGAGCATCATTTACATCTTCTTTTTCTTTCAAAACTTTTTCGTTTAACTGTTTAAATATCGTTTCTGGCATTTTTCCGTCAGAAAACAACTCCCATTGCTTAATCTCTTTAGATTCTAACTCTTTATATCGTGATTCTAACACTGAAATAAACTCATTGTGACGTTTTATATCGTCAGCGTTTGAATTATTCAACTTAACTGTAAAATCGTCAATACAACGTTCTAATGCGTGTATAACGCGATTCATTACATCATCATAAGTCGCAGAGCCACATTTGCAGTACGAGGAATGAATGCATTCAAATCTTGCTTTGCTTTTTGCGTGTGATTGCCTTAGTTTCATAACTCTGTTACAGCGTTCACAGTAAAGCAGTCCTGCAAGTGGATTAACTAGCTCTTTGCTCTTTTTTAATGGCGCATTTTTGCTCTTTTTGTTTACAGCCTTATAAAATATATCTTCATCTATTATCGCTTCGTGTTTGCCATCAAAAATAAGCCAGTCATCAATCTTGCTACGATAACGATGTTTTACAACTTCTTGTTCTTCAATCTCCCTTGTGGTCTTACGATAATTCCACCTTACTTTACCAATATAGGTTATATTGCAAAGCATATCTTTGATTGTATATGCTCCCCAGCGGTCACTTCTTGCTGGCTGAATGTGCATACTATTAAGGCGTTGAGCTATGCTGTAAAATGACATATCTTGATTCACATACATATCGAAAATCATTCTTACAACGTCTGCCTCTTCTGGCACAATCTCTAACGTACTGCATTTGCGCTTATTTTCCTTGTAATGCACCTTTTTATATCCGTATGGGGGATATGTTCCAATGTAATTTCCTTCCTTGACTGTTGCCAGCTTGCCACGATTCAATATCTTTTTCGTATATTCAAGGTATTCATTACCTCTTTTTAGTTCACGTTCAAATACGTCACGGTCATATTCATTTCTTAAATCATACATTTTTTGCGGTGTGATAACATAAGTATTAGTATATCTGAACAATTTAATAATACGTCCTGCATCTTCCAAATCTCCCCTTGATAGACGTTGAACCTCAACAACTGAAACCGCTTTGATTTTTGGTGATTCAATAGCCTTTAATAATTTAATCATTTCTGGTCTATCGTCAATAGTTTCAGATGACGCAATTTCACGGTAAATATTTTCTTGCGGAACTCTGCCGCCTAGATACTTTTCGGCGTATTCATTTAATATTTCTTCGTGCTTATGGAGTACCTCTTCAACTTCAAGTAGTGGGTCATCACTTCTTGACTTTCTCAAATATTCTAATACTTCACTTGCTTTGAATGTTGGATAATCGTTATACATAATTATTCTCCTTCGAAATTTGCCAAATTTTTTGCATTTATTAATATTGAATTGCTAATCAACTGTGATGAAATAATGCTTATGTACTCATTGCTCAATAAAATTAGCCAGTAAGTTTTTAATGCTTGATAACTTTTTAGTGTCAAGCTTATATAATATTTTTACAAGCTCACAAAATTCATCATTAGAACCCATTCTGATTACAATATCATTTGCAAGTTCTGTCTTTTTTTTCATTCCTTCTGTTATTTCAACTTCTCCATCTTCCCAACCCATTAATCTACTAGGTGTAGTTTTTAATACGTCTGCAAACTTCACAATATTTGATTGCACAACATCATTTACACCTTTTTCAATCTTAGCAATGGTAGACCTACTTTTATATCCCATTTTTTCCGCTAATTCATCTTGTGACATTCCTAGCTCTTCTCTTCGTAACTTTATATTAGTTCCTATCTTTGTCATTTGAACCACCTCCTTTGATTGGCAATATGATAATATCATTTTTTTTATTTAAAATTAACAAAAATGAAAAAAGGTGTTGACAAATAACCACACCGATATTATATTAGAAACTTGATTGATAATCACATATTAAAAGAAAGGAGTATAAAGATGACTAACACAAAGGAACTAGAAAAACTTATTAAAGCTTCGGGATTGAAAAAAAGCTATATTGCAAAAGCAATAAATCTTTCAAGACAAGGCTTTAAAAATAAGTGTGACAATAAAAATCCGTTCACATCAGTTGAGATTGATGGTTTATGTGAATTGTTGAACATAACAAAACTTACGGATAAAGAACGAATTTTTTTTGCAAAAGACGTGATTTGAAATCGCGTTGGAAGGAGTGCTTATGAAATTTGAATTTGATAATGCAATAGTTACCGTTCACTTTTCACGCCCAAAAGAGGAAACAATGGAAAACGTAAAAAAAGCAACAGAGAAGTTTTTAAAAGATGTGTTGAAGGAAAGGAGTTGTAAATGAAAGATTTTTTAACAGATGAACAAGTAGAAATGGAGATTAAGAGATTATCTAAATCGGAAGATGTGAAGCTGGCAAGAAAAGAGCAACGTTTGAAGTACAAAAGGAGACAATAGTTATACACGTTAAGAGATTTGGAAAAACGTGGTAAGAAGTTAGCAGAGCAAGGCATAACACTTGATAATTTTGATGTGATGTATGGAGGTGATAACTAATGAAAGGTTATAAGGGATTCAATAAAGGATTGATTTGTAAAGACAAGCAATATGCCGAGAACACAGTATTTGAAGAGGACAAAGCGGAAATATGTGAATGTGGGATGCATTTTTGCGAAAATCCATTTGATGTACTTGATTATTACGATTTGGTGAATAGTGACGGCTCAATGAATGAGTACGCAGAGGTTGAGGCGTTAGATGAAGTCAAAACAGATAACAACAAGAAATTTTGTACAAAAAAATTAAAGATTGGTGCAAAGTTGGGATTTTCGGGATTTGTCAAGGCGTGTGCTGATTTTGTAATTGAGAAAACAACGGTTGAAATGCCAGAAACGGAATTTGACAGTGGAGATTCCGCACAGATTGGCAGTAGTGGA